GCGTTACTAAGATGTCGTCTGGGGAATGATGTGATCAAAGCATAATCGTTTAATGCCTTCTTGATGAAAATCTTGTGGGCATCATGCGCTTTAAGCATTGATCTTACCAGTACGGGTCCTGACTTAACGTTTTGGTCCCATCCTCTCTCCTCTGCAGTCCTAAAAGTTTCAACGAGCATAGCTATGCTTGTTAAAGACTCATGGATTGCATTGGTAGGAAAAGGAGTTACTTCGACACCATTGTGGAACCATCTCTTGGCAAATTCAAATGTAGTCTTAGACTGCATTGTCTTTGCTTTTGAAAATGGAATCCCCAATGATCCTAGTATCTTCTTGTACTTATTGGCAAGGGTGTCATTCCTGATGACTATATCATCTCCGAGGATCCTATAGGGTTCTCCTTCAATGCCAAACATATCAGCTATATAGGAAACTATTAAGCCGTGTGTTAAAGCAAAGACTGGAAAACTACTATAGGCTCCCATAGGTTGACCAACTTTAAACGAGACCTTTTTCTCAGGCTCTCAACCTAGGTTGAGAGCTTGGGTCATTGATCAAGTTCAATATCTGGCAACCTCGCGACCAAAAAGAATTTCAACGACAACTTCCTGTAATTTTCTAGGAAATCTGTCTGTTGCATCTTTTAGATCGACGGAGTGTCATAAGTCATCACATTCGACATTGAGTAGTGATCTGAAATTACCTTGATTGTGGGTACAATCATAGGGAAGCACTTTGAGGATTTTGCTTACCTCATCGTGTATTGGTTTCAGTGAAGCTTGTGTTCAGTAATTCATGAGTGCAATAACTCGTGTTTTACCCTCCTTATCTGGTATAGCACTAATCTTTCCAAATCTAAATTCTTTATCAGGATTTAGTTTTAGATTGAAAGTGTCATACCAGCCCAGATATTCTTCTTTTCCGTCACGAAGAAATTCGATTCGGGATCGTAGATCACCTGGGAGGGAACCTATCATCTCAAGTAATTCTTGAGGCATATGATGGGCTTCCCATAAGGAAGAGCGCAACGCGGGCCCATTAGGGCCGCTACTCATTGAACAATGGAACTCATTAAAGGAATACTTTATGGAGTCTGGATAATGCTTTTTGATAAAGTCAGGCACAAAGTCCTTGAAATCTTCGATGAAGTCATCTATATCTTCATCGTCGACCTCAGAGGGCTCTGTAATTGAACTTATCTCTGGTATTGTTTTAGATATCTCGAACGATCTTCCTACATTAACTAGTGTCATAATTATCCTCAACTCTTCCGGGGTTACTCCCTTGCGGAGAAGAGTGATTATGTCGCCAAGTGGTTTAGGTAGGCCTTCACGAGTTAATCCAATAAAGTTATCAAATTCTGAGGGATGTAATGGTACACCACTGAGTCATCTAGTGAATATTAGTCTTACTTCTTTGAAGTAGAACAAAGTATTCTTTAGACCTCGGTTGGTAGACATGGCTTCGAACTTTGAAAGAAAATTTTCGGAACCAGACCATAGCAGACCTTGATTTTTGATCCCATGCGAGCATGAGATCAGGTTTTTTAAAGTCACTTTGTGACTTTGAATTGTTTGATTGATTGTTTTCATAGGTTTCTTTATGGGTTTGGACTTGCACCGTATCCGATAAGCCAAGTGCTCCTCGTGAGAGAAGGTGGGTTACCAATATCGGGCGGTCTTGTATGGCAATCTACAGAGTTTCGTAAACTCTGCAG